CATTTGTGATTTACGCGAGAGAATCCTCTAGTAAATAATGAGGTTCGTTCTCGTAAGCACTCACGTAGATCAGACAACTGGATATTCCAAGGTAAGTTATAATCTATTGAAACAGTTATCAACTCTTTCACCTAAAGTCAAGACATTCCACTTTGGATTTCAACGTCATCCAGGACGCACATCGTTTCGTAAAGTTCCGGATGGAGTCGTCCCCTACGATGCTGCTGCAAACGAGGATCCGAAAGAAGAAGGATTTGGATTCAATAAAATCAATGAATACATGGACATGGTCAATCCAGACGTGGTGATGATTTACAATGATCCATTGATTATCATGCGATTTATCGAGGCCATGAAACATGAGCGAGGAAAGTCTACCTACAAACTCTGGATCTACCTCGATCAGGTCTATGAAGGGATTGCACAGCAACTGATTGACGGTATACGCGCTCATGCAGACCGAATGTATTGTTTCAGCGATCTTTGGAAAAAGAAGTTTTTGGAGTATGGTCCATTCCCAGATGTCCGTGTTCTCGAACATGCAGTGGATCCTACCGTGTTTTCATGTATGCCATCTGCATCGGTTGCGACTGTACGAACCAATCTTAGTGTTCCATCCGATGGAATTCTCTTTCTGAATGCGAACCGAAATAGTCAGCGAAAACGTCTTGATCTGACTCTAGGTGGATTTGCTAGACTTGTGGCTCGTAATCCTACAAAGCCTTACTATTTACTTGTGTTGACCAATGCAAGTCCACAATCTGGTGCATTCTACGATGTTCAACGTGTGTTTATGGAAGAACTCACGTTACAAGGTCTTGATATTCAATCTCACGTTCGCAAACTCTTGTTAGTTGATTCTTCACCACCCAATCTGATGACGGATGAAGCGATTAATCAAGTCTACAATGCTTCAGACATTGGTGTTAATACCTCAGACGGTGAAGGGTTTGGATTGTGTCAACTGGAGCACATGTATACCGGTGCACCTCAACTCGTAACCGATGTTGGAACCTATTCGTCGTTCTTGAATTCGAACGTTGCAGAGTTTATCCCCAAACAGGGCCGATCGTACTTTGCTGGAAGTATGCCTCACGGTTTATGGGCTCCTACCTTTTCAATGGAGTCTGTTGCAGACGCTATGGAAAAGAGCATTGAGACATTGGAAGATAAACGTAAAGAGGTTTCAAAGTATACATTCAAGAGTTGGTCGACCGTGTGCGACTCGTGGTTGGAAGACGTTCTTACTGCATCCGGAGCCCCTGAATCCAGCGTATCTGTCCAGGTGTTGTCATAGTTCCAAGACGAATGAGACGTTGTTGATCTTCAAACGCAGGACCATCAAAGACATCTTTCGTGTCTGGATCAATCAAAAAGACCATGGTTTTGATTGAGACCTTTTGTAGTCTGCGTTTACGTCGCTTCATATTTCGAATATAGGAATCGTCTAGGTATTCCGTCTTAATGTCCGGTTTGAACGCTAGATCTTCTCCAGTGGTCGTACTGTCGAATCGCATACATGAAATCACAGGTGTTTCACGACTATGAAGTTTACGATGGACTTCGCAGTCGACAGCCGCTTGCTTCAATAACAAACTAATTCGTTTATTGGTCACATCCTTTTCATAGGTGGTTTCGTAGAGGTATTCATCCGTTGTCATAAACGCTTCCACTGGTTCTCCTTCGTATCGCTTGGTTTTCAGATCATTACGACGCACTAAGACTACATTGTTCGCTCCCTCTGTAGACTTGGACTGAGCTTCAGTGAACACACTAATGTAAAAGGAGACACGAACTGTACGTTCTTCGTTCGGTAACGACGCGTGAGAGCAAATACGAATGGCTCGTCCAACAACCTGATCGTGACGTGCTGGATTCCAGTGAGGTTCCATAATGTGAACGTGTCGCACATTGGCGAGTGTAATACCTTCAGCACCTGCAGCTGTAATCATAAACAAGACCAACTTCTTCTTAGGTGAAGACTCCACGGATTGTTTGAGACTGGCAGGGAAATCATCGGAATACTTGGCGTTGAAAATTTGACGCATGTATTCACGTTGTTCCATCTTTTCATTGCCTGTAAAGAAGGCGTAGGCTGGTTTCTCAGGATCCATTGCCGGATCTTCAATCCATTGATTGGCTTCTTGAGTAATGGTATATTCTTGCCAACCGTTTGCATTCAGTATCGCACTGAACACGCCCAAACCTTCAAGGTTACGGAAGTTACTGTAGAGGAGTTGAGTATTCCACTTATCTCCAGTTCCTAACGACCCTCGAATCATTTGAAGGAGTTTCAACATCTTTGGACTGTAGGATGCAAGTGCTGTTTCAGTGAGGTATCGATCTGGATTTGCCTTGATTTTCGCAAGAATGTCGTCCTTTTTCTTTGAAGGAGGATCGTCTTCATTGGCAGCGTCTTCGTCCGTAGGTTTGAGCTCAGGAGGAATTGCATAGTCGCACGCAAGTCGTGAGTTGACACGAAAGGTTTTCATTTCATTGTCTTCGGCTTTCAGTGGGTTCAACTTTCGTCGCGCATCACGTCGGATTTCATCAAATCGCACAGACAAATAGTTTGTAAACATCGCATCCGACATAGGGACTTTGACCAATAACGATTCGTCCTCTACACGTCGAGGAAGCATTCGCTCATCAGCTCCCTTGAAATAGGATACCAATCCTTGGATACGGCGTTGGAACAACAATGCGTTTTTGATCTGAAGACCTTCCATAAAGAGCGATGCAAACTCTTCATACTCTGTGGGAAGGCAGTCAAAGACTTCAGTGGAGATGCGATCCATTGCAAGTTCGGCTCCACCTACATCCGTTTGAAATTTAGGCGCCCACGTCTTGACCCAATCAACTGCAAGAGGTGTATAGGGTAAATCCTTGATATATTGAACTGCAATTCGTTCACCTTTCTCACTATAGACACTTCGAAAATTGGGTGGATTACGAGTCACAAGAATGTACTTCTTCAGTGAATTGAACTCAATGGTATCCATGTCTGGAACGGATCGTAAGGCAGTCTTCATTGCCTCTTCGTCCCAGGTTGGAACAGCTTTGACTGGAATCACAATGCGTTCAATGGGACCTCGCAATAAGTTCATCAGGTACGAAATTTCATTCGCACGGTTAATGACCGGTGTTCCAGACAATGCGACGACCTTACAGTTCTTTGCGTTATAGATCAAGTCATACAACTTGCGTGCAATGTCTGAAGCATTGGAAATACGAGAAATCAAGTTATGAACTTCATCAATAATGACTACAGAGTTATCGTATGGATTGGTTCCGTCGTCCGGAGCATATTTACCAATGTTACTCGAGGACAAGCCGTTGTATCGAATGAATGTGAACCGTTGATCAATGGTATCCTCAATTTGCTTCGCAATCATATCTTGAGCGGCCTTGGGTAGTTTATCGTAGTTTGCAGCCTCGTTGGGAATGGTTGTGAAAAAGGTGCGATTACGATCTAAAAATCCATCGGAGACTCCAAGCTTCTTAGCAACTGCACGTGACTCATCGTTCAACGTCTGTTGTCGCCAGTGTTGGTCGTACATATACAACGGATCACCGCACTTACGAAGCTCACCTCGGTAGTTGGATTCTAATGAAGCCGGTAGCAAGACAAAGACCTTCTTATTGGACAACAACGACTCGGCGACTGCAATCGACGAACAGGTCTTTCCAGATCCTAATCCGTGATAGAGGAGGACGCCTCGATACGGTGTTTCTTGAAGTAAATAATCGCGAACGACCTTTTGATGAGGTAATAACTCGCGTGCATTCGATCCTCGAGCAAGACATACATCTACGTCTTTATCGTCTGCGTCCGTAGGTCGATTTCGGTAAAGTAGTAAAGTTCGCGTGATGGCATCTGCAAACGCTTTTCGATTGGGGAGAACGTAGGCCATTGTTTTTCACAAGGATTTATAATGGAGAAAAATCACAGACTTTTGATGGTGACGTTCTTCCTTTTCTTCATGGCTGCGTTTCTCTACCTTCAACCTGGTATTGCGTTTGGTAGAGAAGGACGGATCCGTCCGTTCGGCACACAAGACAAGGAATCGACCGTGTTTCCTGTCTGGTGGTGGGTCTTTATCTTGGCCGTCGTTTCCTACTGTTGTATGCTGGTAGTCTATCGTTTCCGCATCTAATTACTCAATCTCAAAGGTTTCGATAATCGTTTTCAACTGTTGAAGCATCCCTGAGCGTTCAAGATGGTGTGGACGAATGAGAGCTTCAGCTTGGTCCATGGATTTCCACGCAATTGCAGAGATCTCTCTGCGTTGCATGGTGGTAAACCGTTGTGAGAGGTCCAACAGTTCAGGGTGTTTAAGAACGGCCACAAAGTAGATATGTTTGTACTTGACACCATTGAGCCCTACAAACGATTCTTCCAAGATCATGTTTTTCAAGACAAGATACGAATCACGTGGGATGTTTGTTTCTTCATCAAATTCTCGTATTGCACACGCTACGTCGGTCTCCCCACGCATACGCCGTCCTTTCGGAAACCCCCATTCAGGTTCTGTGTAGACAGACAAATTGTCTCGCATTAGCTTCATTCGGTCCAATTGATTGAACTTCTCATAGCTTGGAAGATAGTCTGCAGAGGCTCGATCGTCTCCCCATAACATTCTCCAAAGTGATTCAAACGTTTCGGATGCAAGTGCAGCCTGTTCTTTCAAGGTCATATTTCTCACCAATCGTGAGACATACTCTGGATCATCTGGATCATATTTTCCTCGCATAAATTCTGCGAAGCTGATACTGTCCTTACGGCGTATCATAAGAAGATTGACTGAACTGGGTGAGATCGGTAACGAGGGTGTGTCTAAGAGTAACAACCCACAGGAAAGGACAGGGTCCTTACACATTCGAAAGAGGTGTCCTTTCCCCCCACAGTTGTTACAATACATTACAGGATGCGTTGGTTGTGAATTCACTGTCCGTTTTTCCATTGCTTTAAGCAAGAGTTTCGCAAGAAAGTTCCTCCGTAATCATAAATGGGACTTTTCTCGTCTAGACCTGCCAATCCGAACGTTTCAGTGATAGCCCTTCCTCAGCAAGTGACAGGGGCAACCACTGGAACCTTGTCCACGATCGCGACCGTCCTCGGAGGACTTATCCTTTTGTATCTCGCCTATCGGTTTTTCAATTACATCCAGAGGCGAAATGGATTACCAGGTCTCACGTTTTTTGAGACCAAATCGTCTGGAGACAAGACGCCATCGATCGTAGATGGAAAGGTTCGAACCGTCATTCCAGCCGGCGAGGTTCCAGTAGGCGCTGGATCCGACTATGGTCTTCAGTTTTGGATGTACATCACCAACTGGGACTATAAGTTTGGAGCGGACAAGGAAGTATTGAAGCGTGTTGCACCCAACAATGCCAACGTTACAGGTCCTCGTATTTTCTTGGCACCCAATGAGAACACACTTCACGTGCGATTGAGTCTCTTCCCATCCGACGAACAAGCTGGTGCAGCCAATCCAGATGCAAGTTCAACTGGAGACTCCTTTACCTGCAGTGTTGAGAATGTGCCTTTGCAATCCTGGTTCTCAGTTTCAATGACCGTGTTCCAACGAAACTTGGACATCTACATTAACGGTCGCTTGGTCAAGTCTTGTGTCTTACCTGGAGTTCCTAAACCTGCACTTGGAGACATCATCTTGAACGATAATGGTGGATTTGGAGGCT